CTTGGGGGCGGGCTGGGCCGGCTTCACGCGCTAGGCCATCTGGAAGCTGGGCGAGGCCTGAGACGCCGTAGCCGCCGCCTCCGCCCCGGTCTTGGCGATCTGCGTCCCCTTCTCCATCAGTTCCAGAAGCTGCTGCTGCTGCTGCTGGGCACGCTGGTTCGAGACCATCTGCTCGACGGTGGCCTCGGTGCGCAGCCATTCGGTAGGCACCACGGCATGAAGGACGTCGCGAGTTGCCTTCTGGCCGTCCATGATAAGGGCCGTGGTCGGGTCGTTCGCCTGAGCCGCGGCGATGATCTGCTGCGCCTCAATAAACATCCCCGCCTTCGCCTTCTCCGACGCGGCCTTCAGCGGGCTCTCGAACTCGAATTGCCGCTCCATGCCCTCCAGGCTCTTGGGCAGAGCGCGCTGCATCTCCGGGCTGTTGCGGAACAGAAGCTCGAACGTGTCATCGCAGAGCCAGCCGTTGTAATCGACCTCAACCGGCTCGAAGAGCGGAAGCGCGTTGCGGATGTACTCCTGCACGCGCTGGGCTACCTCGTAGGCCGTCATGTCGGGACCGCCCACCGGGGGCAGGTCCAGCTTGGACAGGAACACGGCGTCGCGCAGGCCCTGGCGGATATCGCGCACCAGTTCGAGAGCGAAGGCAAGGCCGGTCTTGTCCTGTGTGATCGGGCGAAGGGCTTCGCCCAGCCGCTCGTCATATTCGTTGCTGACCCACGTTTGCCCGCCGGCATAGAGCGCGACGTCGGACCGGATTGCATCCTCTGTGGCGATCACGGGCGGGTTGACCGCCTTCTCTCCGGCTTCCAGCAGCACCAGCGTCACGGCCTGCAGGAGGCGCGCATCGGGCAGAGCGGCCACCATGGCCGCGGAATGGGCGTACTGCGAGCCCGAGACCGTCTGCCAACGTGGGATCACGTAGCCGCGCGTCCACTGGCCGACGCACTCCATTTCGAAGTTGTCGTTGTCGACGTCGATGTAGAGCGACACCCAGGGCTGCTTGATCTCCTTGCCGCCCGGCATTTCCCGGTAGTGGTCGGACGGGATCACGCAATGCCAGACGTTGACCTCGCCGAACGGGTCCTTCTTCAACTTCTCCTCGACCTTGCGATGCACCTTCTTAAACAGGCGCGTCATGTCGATCGGGGTGATTTTGTCCTTGCGGTAGATCGTGTCGATCTGGCCGGTCACGCCCTCCTTCCAAGCCATATCGCGGAGGTGGCGGTTGCGGTAGAGCAGATGGGGAACGCTCCCGTCCTTCGGGCGGTACAGGTCGAGTTGCATCGCCCCCTGCCCGAACGTGACGTAGTCGTGATCCGTTTCTCGGGCGGCGCGCACGAGGCCGGCATTCCGGTCATACATGGCGTTGCGCTGCAGTTCGGTCGCCCAGTCCAGATACTGCCGCGCCTCGGTGTCCTCCTTGTCCGGGCGGGCCGTGCGGTTTTTGAACCACGGCTTTGCCGTCGTGCGGAGCATCGAGGAGAACGTGTTGCCCAGATCCCGTCGCGCGACGACCGGATAGGACGTCATCAGGTGGCCAGCGAGATCATCGCCCATGTTGCGCGTGGTCGTGAAATCCGCGCGCTCCGGATAGAAGTTGAGTGCCAGTTCCTGGAAGTAGGACAGCAAGTTGTCCCGCTGGTACAGCTTGTCGCCCTGCTTCCTGATCTCTTCGATCAGGCCCATGCGGGCGGTGGAGTCGGTGCTGGCGTCGAGCGGCATGGCCTAACCCAGCGTGTCGCCGTCGCCAATGATCGTGCTGGCGCGGGTGGTGGAACGGGCGCGAAGCTGGGCGTTCTTCTTCGTCTGCTCGCGCTTCTGGGCTTCCGGGTCCGCCTGCGGCATGACCACGGGGTCCGGAGCCTTTGGGGGCATCTGCATGGGCGGCATCTTGGGTCCGCCGCCGAATAGGCTTCCCATGGCGTTACTCCTTGCTCATCGGCGCACGCGACGCGCCTGTTGATGCCCCAGCACCACCTGCGGGCGTTTGCCGGTCATGGCCGCGAATCCGCCCGGCACGTTCGCCTGCTTCAGGCCGTCGCTCCAAGCCATGACGACCGCGTCGCCCTTGTCGGTGGAGCGGCCGAGGCGGTCGCAAACGTCTTCCTTGCTCTCTGCCTTTAGCGCCATGCCGCCCTTGAAGCTGACGCTCTCGAATGTCGGCGCGGTGAGATCGGCGACAAGCTCCTGATCCGGCGGGAGCGCGATCGGCGAGCCGCCTGGCTGGTCGGGGTCCAACGCCTCCCGGAAGCGCCAAATGACTTCCGTGCGCTTGTTGTAGAACGCCATTTGCCGGTCACGGGTGCGAGTCGTCGCCGTGGTCATACCCTTGTAGGGGACGGTTTCGATGCCGTTGCCCTTGAGCTGCTCATAGATGCCGCTGCCGTAGCCGCCGCCCATGTCCAAGACGACCTTAGCGCCGTCGCGTCGGTGACTAACCACGATGCCGGCGCAGTGGCTGCCGATGCGGTCCTTGGGGATTTCCTTGCCGGGAACCGCGATCAGCGGCGCGTACCAGCCATCATGCCGAGGCGCGATAATCATCGGGTCATCGCCGCCGCCCGAACAGTCAACACCCATGGCACACATCGGGACCCCGGCCGGCGGGTCCTTCGTCCAGCGCTGTTGAGCGGCATGAACCCACGCGGTCGGGATGATCTGGTTATCGGCGTCCCGGAAGGCCGTGCGGAACCCGCCCATGAGCTGCGAGCGGAACGGCTCGGGCATGGCGTCGAGCTGCCGTTCGTAGTCCGTGGCAGCGTAGTACGGATTATCCTTCACGGATGCGGGAATGTAGGTTCGCGACGTCGGGCGGATTTCCTTGCCCCGGATCAAGCGGGTGTCATCCGGCCCCTCGACCCACTCGTCGTTGCCGTCCTCGTCCGACACAACCCAGCGCAGTTCGCCCGGCTTGGCTGGCCAAGGGTACTTGGGATCGAGCCACGGGGCGAACATCTTGGTCACCCATAGGCCCTCTGCGGACAGGGGCGGGTTGGTCGCCAGCACGGTCCGGCAGCGTTGCCCCGGTGTCTCGGTGCGGACCCAGCCCATCAGGAAGCGTATCTGTGACTCGGCGAAATGGGTTGCCTCGTCGATGCCCAGCAGGTCGCGCCCCTGCCCCATGGTGCCCTGCTCGTCGCCGATGCGCTGGGCGGCGCGGAAGTTGATAACCTGCTTTTCGGAGATGCGAAGGCGCGGCGGCGGAGAGCCGTTGAAGCCCGTCCGTCCGCCGTTCAGCTTCAGCGCGTCCTCGATCAGGCGGTCGAGGTCCGCGTACTCGCGCCGCATGATCAGCGAGCGCTCATGCTCGTTGAAGGCCAGCCCCAGGATAAGCTGCGACTTGCCACCGCCCGGCTCGCCGCCGTACAGCAGGCAATCGGCCTCGCTGAAGTAGGCCTGCGTCTGGGGGCCGGGATTCGGGATCCAGCGCTTGCCCTTCACCCCCTGCTTCACCAGACCCTTGATCTTCTCCATTTCCGCTGGCGGAAGCGCCGAGAAGCTCGCCAGGATTTCCCCCAGCAAGCCCCCGGCCTCTGTCTGCGTGGAAATGGCCCCCACGGTCCTAGCTGATCGTCAGCCAGAAGATATCATTGCGGCAGCTATTGCTGCTGGACTGGACGCTCCAGGTCGCCTTGACCGTGATGACGTTGGCCGCCGTGGTGTCGATGGCCGTCGAGCCCAGGATCTCGTCCACGCGGCTGGCCGTCAGGGACGCCGCCGGGACCTTGGTGTGGCTGGCATTCGCGACGAACGTGCCGCTGGCGCCGATGGTGCGGATGGCGATCGATACCTCGCCGGCGAAGATGTTGTTGTTCGCCACGTCGGTCGCGGTGCCGGTCGCGACGGCCGTCGAGCCCAGGTACGCCTTGATCAGGAGCGTGTCGGTCGAGTTGGTCGCCGTCGCGATACCCTGCCAGCCGAAGCGGATCAGGGAACCCGCGCGAAGCATGTTCGCCGGGATCGTGTACGAGGCGTTGGAGAAGGCCGTTTCCGTCGTGGTGTCGCTGATGGCAGTCGACGCGGACGCCGCATTCGCGGCCAGCATCGGGACGATGGAATCCCACTTCTGGACCACGATGCGGTCGTTGCGGGATAGGCCGAACCGGCGGCCATGCAGGGAAGTCAGGATCTTCGGCGCGAATGCCATGGTACGTTACTCCAGTTGCTGTTGCTTTAATGCTTCATCGGAGGTGCGGCGGGTGCCGCTGGTGCCGTCCCTGCTTCTCGGCGACCGAGGGCAAGGACGAACGCGAGGCCGCGAGCAAGCTCAAGCGGGGTGGTATCGCTGGTTTCGACGATGATGTTGTTCTTGACCTGCTCGACGAACGGATTGGCGTCCTGCAGGGTGCGGCCGAGCATTTCGACGGCCTTCAGGGCAGACGGATAGACGGCGTCATCCATCGCCGCATCCTTGATCTTGACCACGTCGCGGATCAGGTCTTCGGCCTGAATCTCCAGCTTTTCCGCGATCTTTCCCTGCTTCTTTGCAATCGCAGCGGCGATGTCAGGTTTTGTGAGGTTCTCCGCGCCAATCGCGCGCGCCGTCTTCTTGCTGTAGCCAGCACGGATCGCGGCCTGAGTGGCGTTCAGGTCCTTCAGGTATTCGGCGACGAAACGCTGCTGTTTCGGATTGAGGGCCATTGCCCGCGCAAGATAACCCCGCGCGTGGTTTAGACCGTCATGCGGTCCTTACTGGCTATACTGCCATCATAGGCCGCCTGGCCGTCCACTCCGTCCAGTTTTCCCCCGCCACCCTCATACGCCGCCGGAACGCGGGCGGGCGGTCACACACCTCGATCTCGATCACCCCCCGTGCCGCCACCTCACCCAACACCAGCCACACCTGCCGGCGGGGAATGCAGGTCCAGGACATGATCTCGCGCCGGGTCGGGCAGGGTTTGCCCACGTGCGCCCGGATCATCATGACGATGGCGCGGTCGAGCGGGCTGGTCGGGTCCGCCTTGGCGCGGTCGTGCCAATACTGTTCCGCGGTGACGTTCGGGATCAGGGGCTGGATCATGGGCTGCGCTCCACCGTTAGTCGGCTGGTGTCCAGGGTCGTCGTGGTGTCATCCCTTCACCTCGGGGTTTTGGTTTTGGGTCCTGACCTTTGGTGGTCGGTCATTTGGTGCCATCTGCCACGGGCATCAGGAACTTGATGCGATAGCGTCGGCCCTTGGCGCGATGCTCTTTCTCGCAGTAGCGGCGGAACGCGGCCTCGTGCAGCTCGCCCGGCAACATGTCGATGCTGTGGCCGACCGTGCCGCCTTTCCATGAACCCTTCTCGGGACCAACCTCATCGGAAAATTCGAGGTTCAGGCTGCGAATGATCTTCGGGCGACGAAACCACGACAACCACTTGAATGAGCCCGCGCCAAGACGCCACTCCCGCTCTTCGATGCGAGTTGTCGCGACGATCACCTTCCCGTCGTAGTCCTCGAACGAGAAGCGCACGACTGGGCAGGCTTCCTCAAGCGCCTTCCACGTTTCGTAGGCGGCCCGCTCCGGCACCGTCTCGAACAATTCCCCCTGCAGCCCATAGAGCGACCGGCGAACATGACGCCAGGATCGCCACGGCACGAAGCAACTCCACTGTTGCTGCTTGCTGCTATCCTCGCAGGCCCCGCCGCGTCGCCCGTAGAACACCTGCAGGAAGCCGTCGCTGTAACTGAAACCGTACCTGCGGTGATCGACCTCCCAATACCAGTCCCGGCCAAGGCGCTGCACAGTATCCGCATCCCAGCCAGGATAGCGCTTCTGACGCCACGGCCGGATGATGCCGGGCAGAGCGGCGATCATGGTAGCCTTACCCAGATGAACATGCAGAACGGACCGACCGGCCCATGAATCGCCGTCCTCGTCACCACGCGATCCGAGAGTTATCGACCAGTGAGGGTAAGCGCTGCTGTAAGACCACGTAAACGGGCCGAAGTAGTGATCGGCGTCACCCCAGCGGACAGCTTTCATCATTCGATTTCCTTTCGTGTCACTCATGCGTTTCCCGGCCCTGTTTCGGTCTCACTGCCATCTGCATGGCAGGCAATCCGGCGGCACCAGATGCAGCCCGCCCTTTGGGCTTCGTATGCTTCGTCTCCGTTGAGGTCGCACCGCGGCGGCCCGGCGCAAACGATGACCGTCTGCGGCTCTTCATCGTCTTGCTCGCTCATGCGTTCCCCATGAAGGCTTTGCGGGACTTGGCGCTCATGCGGCGCTCCTGAGTTTGGCCGTCTCGGTCTCGTGTTTCGCCCGCCACGCTTTCAGCAGGTCCTTCGGGATCAGCGGGTTCACCCCGGCGCTGTCTGGATTGAGGCCCCATGTCGGCTGCCAGCGGCCTCGCATCGGATCGCCGAACGGCAACCAGGGGCGATAGCTGTCCAGCCGCTCGGCCCACTTTGCGCTATCCGGAAGCCGGGAGCGCGGCGGCCCGTTAGGGCCTGCCGACGCGCGACCGGCGCGGGTTATGACGGTTCCCTGACGGTTCATGATGGTTCGGCTCCCACCGTGGGAGGGGTCAGGGTCACGTTGGGAGGGGTGCGCGGGCACGGTGGGAG